CTCAGAAGGTTTTCTGTTAGCATCTAATGCAGATAGTCCTTTTCCGTAAACAAGTCGTGCTATGTTGTTTATAATAGCACTATTCGTGGTTGAGTTCGTGTATCTGTCTATCAGGAAAGAATAGTAATTATTGTCCTCGCCATATTCAACCCAGTTATCTCTTTTGGATTCCTGAATCTGTGGCGTTGTGTAAGCACTTAGGCTTAGTATGTGTAGATTATCACTCATAAACTATGTAAGTGTTTGTGGTAGCATTAGAAGTATATTGTCCGTTGTTTACGGAGAATGTTGCGATTGATTGATTTGTGCAGAAGATCTTATCCTTGTGACAAATGGTTGTTCCGTTAGATAATAGTAATGTGTAAGTATGGTCGTTCTTTAATGCAAACGTTGCAGTTATCGTGTTTACATAGCCACCCTGAGTTGAGCTTGTAATCGTTACTACTTGAGCTACATTTGTTTCTTCGTCAGTTATTGTCATCGTTGTGTAATTCTCAAATCTGGGAATAAACGAAAAAGTCTGAGCTGATGTAGAAGGCGTTAATACTATCATATTATTACAACGATGAATTTTCAATATTGTTGTAAATAAAAAAGGGGTAACCTAAGCCACCCCTTCAATTAAGCTATTAAAAAAGAATTAAGAAGTAACGATTGTTGTAGTAGCTCCAAACACCGCAGTTGCATTTCCTACAAGACCTGTAGCACCTGTTTCAGTATTTGCGTCTAGTAGATTGGCTAAGATTTTCTCAGTACCTACAAACGTCAAAGTGTAACCTACTAAGTCACCCATTGCAGTTCCGTTTGACACGTTAGCAGTAGTCAACTCCATTCCGTGTTCTAATCCTGCAAGGAAGAATTGGTTGTTACGTGTTTTGATAATTACGTTAGGACGTCCGTAAGAAAGTAATTTAACTGTTTTGTGAGTTGCAGCATCTTGTTTTTTCAAAACTACTGATAAAGTTTGCTCAACAAATGAAGTTCCGTTCTCACGTGAAGTTGTGATAACTTGGTCAAATGTATTCGTTCCTTTAAGTTGGTATTTGTACAATGATGTTACGTTAGCAATTGTATCAATTGTATCTGTAGAAGCAGTATAAACTACATCCGTTGCTGCGTTGTAATCTCCGTAATTAATAAAGTAGATAGCGTCAATCCCACCAACTACATCTTTGCAGACCTCAAGTCTACCTGTTGTTATATCGCACATATTTTGTTTTTTTAGAGTAAATAAAAAAGGGAAGGCACTTTACCTCCCCTTTCAATTATTGTCTGTTAATATTAGTTAGCAGCGTTTGTGATTCCGTAAGTAACTACGTCAGAAGCAAATCCGTATTTAGCATCTGCAGTGAAACGCATAATTACACGAACATTTTGCGATCCGTCAAGGTCACCCATATCCAAAACTTTCACTTCGTTTAAATCGTTCATCAATCCTGTAGCGAAGTACAAGTTAGATTTCTCAGCAAGTAAAGCTGTGTTTGAAGCTAATCCGTTAGCTAAGAAGATACGAACTCCGTCAAAGTACAAGTCATTCAATGTTTGGTTTGTTCCTTTGTTGTCGTAACCATTAGCACCTACTCCAGATGCAGCGAATCCACCCAAAGCACGTACATAAGCACGGTAGATGTTATTTGAAACATAGATGCTTAAATCTTCTTTTCCGTAGATAGCAGCAGGACAAGCATCAACGATTTTACCTAACTCAGCAATAACGTTAGAAGCATTAACACCACCACCAACTGCAGCGATTTCTTGTGCAGCAGGTAAAGCAGCGTCTGTAGTTAATTGTGTCATTAAACCTGCGAACTGACCTGCAGTTGCGTTAACTCCCGTCCAGATAGATGTCTCCATTGCAGCAGCAACTTTCTCAGCAGCGTGTGCCAATAAGAAGTCTGTGAAGTTTTTCGGCATCACTTCAAATGCTGAATAACCCATAGAGATTGCTTCCCAATCAGATACGAAGTCTTTTTTACACAATTGTAAGTTAACTTGGAACTCCTCAGGTTGAAGAATTTTCTCAGTTAATGTAATTGTAGATGTAGCGTCAAAATCACAGGTAGCGTTCTTCACGATGTCATCTGTAGCCACACGCTTAATTACTTGTTTGAATTTTACGTTAGGAACGATAGTGATACCACCTTTGTCCAATGTTGGTGCAGACAATAAAGCTGCTGCGATGTAACGACCCGCAAATTCTCCCGCATACGAAGTCGTTATCGAGGTCGTAGTGGCAAGGTTTGTTTTTTGTAAACTCATTTTGTTTAAATTTTAATTAGTTAATATTATTTGTTTAATTTTTCAAAGATTGAATCGATAGTTGAACGACTTCTGTTTTTCTCAAAACGGAAAGGCTCTACTACATTCGTGTTTTCAGGATTAAAACTAATTGGCTTAGGCTCTTCTGCAAGTTCGGTTACCTCTTCTGTAACTTCGTCAACTTTAGAAAGCAATTCCAATTTAGCTTTCAATTCATTATTTTCTGTTTTTAATGCTTCGATTTCTGAAAAGAAAGTTTCTTTTACAATTGACTCGATAGTTTTCTTTGCAGTTGGTGCTGCAGCTTCAGCTTCTACTTCAACTTCTACTTCTGGAGCTTCTGCTTCAGGAGCAACTTCTTCAACTACTGCTTCTTTGATTTCAGCAATAATTCCTTCTACTGCAACAACTAGAATCATTCCGTTTTCTAATTCGTACTCACCAATTGGTAAAGGAATCTTTTGCTCGTCTTCTGTTACAATGAAAACTTCATTTTCCATTTCAAATGCGTCTGCTTCTAAAACTGTAGTTCCATCGATCAACATCATTTGCTCTAATTTCACTTCCATTCCTAAAAGTGACTTGATTTTGTTAATTGTGCTATTTTTCATTTTTCGTTTTTATTTTTAGAACGATTATTATTATATTTTTGTTGTATTTTTATCCGTTCTGACGGACTGTAGTTCTTACTCCTGCATTCTCAGTTATCGTAACTGAATCAATGCCTTGTACGACTCCTATGCCTTGTGCCTGTAAACTTCCATCACAACATTTAGTGGAGTATTTTCCGTTTTCACATAGACATCCTCTTCGTCCACCTTTAGGGCTAGAGTAACTTGGTGTTTTAAATTTGCTCATCTTCTATAATTATTTGTTTGATTTTTTCTAGCAATATATCATCCTCTGACATCATTGACATTTCTAACTTGTCAGCAAAGTAACCCTCAATAGAGAATCCTTTTACTTTACCTTCTTTTATGTCAGCCCAAACTTCATCGTTGTTAACCTTCATCGAGATCATCCAAGTTCCTTTTGGCAAATCAAAGCCATAAAATCGACTTTTATCCGTTTTACTATCGTCAATTATCCAACTTTCTACTACTGACATTCCTTTTAACTTCTTGTCGTGTTCGTAGGTAGCGTTGTTTTGGTTTGAGTTCATTAAGAATAACTCTGATGCTTGGCGAACTGTGTCCTCTGAAAAGTAAATATAGTATTCTTCTTTTGTCTTAGGATTAACTCGGTAGATTTGCTTGTTAGGAACTAAAGCAGCTCCCATAATTATCTTCTTTTCAGCGTCTACTTCTTTGAGTTCTATTTCGTGTTTTGCTAGTGCGATAAAGTTCTCTTCAATAGCAGGAGAATGAACTACAGAAACTGCGTCAATTCCGCTTAATGAATCCTTTTCGTCAATTACTAATTCTACAATTTTCATAACTTTCTAACGATTTTATTGTACTAATGTTGCATTTTCAATCCTGTTGCGATCTAGTGCTTGTGCAGTTGTCATATCTCCAGAAACCACGTAAGCCTTTGTTGGTTTTTGTTGAAGTTGTCCAAGTTGGTTAAGACCTGAGTTTCCAACTACGTTAAAGTTTGGTGACATTACAGATCCTGCACCACCTCCACCTAAATTGCTTGATGGACTTGGTGGACTTCCACCTCCCAATGTTCTTAATGCTTTAGCGGTTGCTGCGATATTGGCTGCGATACCTATTCCAGTAGAAATATTATTCATTGCTATTACAGGTGCTGCTGCTACTCCACTACTTGCTACTGCTTGTGGTGTTGCTAGTGCTGCAACGTTTGCTAATTTATTTGCGATAATCATCTTAGCAATACCAATTGCTGATTCTGCAATAACTGCTGCTTTCTGAACTCCTTTTTGTTTTTCAAATAAACCTTTAATCAACTGAACTCCTTGTAAAGCAGTGTCTAGTCCTTGCATTTGAATAGCAGCCTTTTGTTCTGCTACTGCTTTTGCTTCTGCAATTTCTTTATCCGTTGCTTTTTTAGTTGCTTCTGCTAATTTTAATCTTGCTTCTTCTTTTTGCTTATAGTCTAGGTCTTGATATTTTAAGTTGATGTCATTCAACTCATTCATTTTAGCCAGTTCTATTTCTGCTAACGCATCTTTGTTTTCTCCTGCTAATGTTTCTAAAGTAAAATATTTATCTTGTACTGCTAATTCTTCTTTTTGTTGATCGTTTAAAGTATTGAGATAGTTTTGCTCTGCTATGTCTTGAATTGAATTATCAAACTCCTGTTGTCTTTCTAATTCTAGACGTTTAGCGTCAGCATCTGCCTTGTCTATTACTTCTTGTTTTGCCTTTGCTTCTGCTGCTGCTTGTTCTTTTGCTTCTTTTCGTTTTTCCGCAGCGTCTTTTGCTCTATCTTTAGCAGCGTCATCATTGTCTTTCTTAGCAGTTTCTTTGTCTTTTTTTATCTGTTCTTCAAAGAAATATTTATCGTTTTTAAGTTTTTCAAGTTGTTCACTTAATTCAGTAAACTTTGCGCGATTTGCTTTTACATCATCTTCGTCACCATATAATAAACGACCTGTAGCGTTTAAACCAAACGAGTCGAATGCTTGTGCAGTTTCTAAACCTTTTTTAGATTCACTTAATAATTTCTTTTGTGCTTTTAACTGAGATTCAGTATCTTTAATTGCCTTGGCAAAAGTTGCACTTCTCTTTTTATTTATCGTGTCTTCTTCGTAACCTACTCGTTTTAAAGTACGTGCATATTCGTCAAAGTTCTCTACGGCGTGTCTTGCTGCTTCAGCTTGTTTTTCGGTAGTTTCTGCATATTTTTTAGCTGCTGATAAACCTGTATTGAATGAATTTTTAATATCATCCATATTTTCTACCAACAAAGCAACTGCAGTAATTAGTAAACCAATACCACCTACTAAAAATGCTTTACTTGCAGTAGTCATTGAACTAAATGCAGTCTTAACAACTGCTCCTAATTGTTTAAAGGAATCAATGCTTTCTCCTAATGCTTGTGCGCCTGATGCTAACGCCATCGCTGACTGCACCTTTAACAATGATTTTTCTACTGCTTCGCTTTCTACTCCAAATGCACCCATAGCACCTGTAACCACAGAAAAACCACCTGCAACCCCTGTTAATGAACCTGACAAAGCCTTAAACTTAGCGTCAGGATTAAACGCATCTGTTAACGCTTTTGCATCTCCAATCTTATCTTTTAGAATCGCGGCTTGTTTTGCAGCGTTTACTGCTTCTCTAGAAGTTGCGCCAAACTTATCTGATAAAACCTGAACGTCTGCCTGAGCTTGTTTTAACTGACTTTTAAGACTTCCTAAGTTTGTCTGTAAGTCTAATTCTATTACTTTCTTTTCAGCCATCAGTTAGTTTTTTTAAGTGCGTGTTTTCTTCTTTCTTGACGTGTCATCTTGCGGAAGGATGTCGTGTAAGCATACTTTCCTTTTGCGATGTCTATGTTCTCTGATATTCCGTAGAAGTTATCTATAGTAAGCATTGCGATTATGTTCTTTATCATCTTTGAATTATGTTTATTGTTCGTGTTTCTGTAACTCCTGAGTTCAATATATATCTAACGTTCAAATCGTACACCGTGCCTGATGCTCCTGCAGGAATTGTAACTGTGACAAATTGTGCAGCAAATATCTCACTAGGTGTGATTGTAACATCTGTATCTGTGCAAGTTATTAAAGCTGAGTAAGTATCGTTTACAAAGTCAATTGCTAATTCAATATCTCCTCCATCTACTCCTACGTTTGGTATCTGTGTAGCATTTACCATCGGTCTGAAGTCCAGGATAAGTTGGAAGTTTACTTCTCCTGTGGTTAGATTAGATTGCATTGAGTTGATGATGTATCGTTTATCTCTGATCACCAATCTATCGTTTAAACGTAGTCCTGTCAAAAGCCCGATAGGTAGAATCGTTTTAACGCTGATTAATCTCTGCTTTAAATTGTAAAGATTGTACAGGTAAGAAAAGTAGTATGTTCCGAATAACGTTTGTTGTACTGGAACATTAAGAATCGTGGAAATATCAGGAGCAAAGTTTAAAGTGTAGTCAGTTAAATTCGTGTAAAGGTCTTGTCCGAATGGCGTGTAGTTTGTGATGTTAGTTGTCGTGCTTCCGTTGTTAAAGTGAAAATCTACGTCCTTATTGTCGTACTGATAAAGTAAAATAGGCTTAGGAATATACGGAGCAAACTCGTTGTTAAGTGAGTAGCCTACTTGTAAGTTTGTACCTGTGAATTTTGTCTGTAACAAATTCTCGAAAGGAACGTCTAAAGTAAACTCGTCTCCATCGTAAGAATACTGGTAAGAAGTATCTCCATACTCACGCACAAATAATTGACTGAATTGCTTGTTTAAGAAGGATTCAGAGTTTTGATATTTCATCGTTATCTTCTTGTAGAGCTTCATCTTATCTACGTCAATAGTATCTACGTCTGTGAATTGTGATATGTCTACAATCGCACCTGCTGAATACCAATCGTCTAATGGTTCTAGTTGGTACGTGTTTTCAGAAGTAGCGTAACACGTTAAATTGAAAATCTTACAAATCCCACTAAAGAAGTCGCTTACTTTCATCGTAGGCGACATAGATGCCAAGTCCGTGTTTAAGACAATCACTTGTGATGCATTCGTACACGTCGCAGATTCTGAAACTATCGCAAGTCCTGAAAGATATTGCACTGAATATTTGATTGTTGTGCCAAGTGTCATCGCAGTAGCACCACGCAATTTAAACTGATATGTGATATCAATACCTGAAGTCTGATTGAAGAAGTCAGCAGTATAAGTTCCTGTTCCGTTTCCTACGAGAGTAGTAAATAAATTTCCATTTTGGTAAACATCAATGTAGTAATCATTTCCTGTTGATGCAGACGTTACATTGAACTCAATTAAGTGACTTAGAACTCCAGGCAATTCAATTACGTTTAACGTGTCTAAAGTTGTGTCAAATCTCGTCGTTAAATCATAAAGTCCTGTTGGCGTAGTAACTGACTGCATATTAACTAAATATGATTCAGATAATACTTGCATTTCGTTCTTGTTTTTGTACCACAAAAATAGCTTAGTAAATCTCTCATCATTTAAAAAGTTTCCGTTAAAGGTAACTCCGTATTTTGATGCGATTTGATTAAAGATGTTTTTAACTCTTACTGCAGGAAATAGCTCATTGTAGTGAATGTGTCCTGATGTATGATGTATGTCGTGCGAGCTATTTGTAGGGATTGAAAAGTAAGCAGGTGATATTGTTGTTGGTGGATTGCCTTGATATGTCCAAACTCGTTGTGAGCTGATTAAAGGATATTTTACATCGTAAGCATTTGTTCCGTCAATAGGTCTTGCTCTTACCTGTGTTCCATTGTATAGGTGATTAACTGGTGTGTAATCTAAGTTAGATAACAAGTCCTCACCGAAGTAATCTAATAACGTTTTACCATCACCAAAGAATTGTAAAGTGTAGCTTTCTGCTTGTCCGTTTTTTAGTTGTGCCTTTTCAATTTGCATTTTACCTCTGCGAAAGAAAGTTAAGTCTATCTCGATGAAAGCATTTCTGCGGATGTTGTGGTCAATTGTCGCATCCACATCACTCTGATAAAAGTGTTGTAAGATAGCGTTGTTGTATGGCGAAGCAGGAACGGTAAAACTCTGGGAAAAGTCCGTGTAAGTCTTCGATATGTCTGCTACGTTTTGTTGCGTTGAAGTTACCTGAATCTGCTCATCGTTGAATAGTTCGAGTCTTTGTCCTTCGATGTATACTTGTACCTTTCTATTCATTACACTACTGAGTTAATTGTGTCGTAAGCGTATTCAAAGTCTAGTTGGTAATTAATCAGATGTGTGTTTATGCTTTTGAAAAGCTCTGTTGATTTCGTGTTTATCTTCACAGGTGATTTGTCTAGTAAGATTCTTTCGCTTAACATCAGTTGTCTAATCACTTCAGAATAACTTTCGTTTACCCAATCCGTGTTTACTTTAATCTGCTCTTTTGCGTTCGTGTTAAATACTTTTCTTTGACCTTCCTGAATATCGTAACTAGGATATGTCTGTGGCATTAAATTGTACTCCGTGTTCTCAACGTTGATTGCTCGGTTACTTGCTTTAAAGAACCACTCAGTTTGCCACGCTCCGTATTTGTTTACAAAATCGCATCTTACTGGTGTATATTTACATTCTGCTTTTGGTTGGAAAGTCGCAGTCCATACAGTAGTACCTGCATTTATGATTTCTACCTTGTTTCCTGCACTTAAATACGTTGAGTATACTCTAGGGTAGTCTTGTACGTTTAATGCTCCTAGAGACGAAGTATTGTTAGCTCCTGTAACTAGGTTCGTGTATTTGATTGTATCTCCTGAAATGTTTTCGATTGTCAAATGTCCGTAGTTTCCTGATCCGTCAAGATAGTAGTTGTACGTTCCTGCATCTAAATGGATTCTAGATAAATTAGGATTTGCTCCGTCCGTATAATTTCCGTACCCTTCGTAAGCTCTGTAAGTTAATGTTGATCCAAATTGAACGAATCCACCTGTAGTTTTCTTGAATGTTTTGATTCCAATCCAGCACCATTGTGCAGAAGGAGTAGGCGCATTACTTGTCGTGATCGTTTGAAGTGTATTGTGATTGATAAACTCCCTGATGTAAGGAGATAAGTCGTAGTAAGTCGCAGGTGAACTTGACGAAGGTATTTGTTTGCTTAATGTGTAAGCAGGTGATGCAGGCATTGGAGTCGTGTTTCCATTCCAAAGAAAGATCTGGATCATTGAAGCAGTTTGTGATGCTTCGTTGATTGTTAGAATGTAAGGTGAACGTGCGAAAATTGCCATCTATTTTTGTGTTAAATATATTGAATCGTTAAATAATTTTATTGCATCTACTCCAAATGCGTCTACCAAATCTTGTGGTAATTTCTTGTATGCTTTCTCAAATGGTTTCGTAAAGAACAAGCTAGGTTTGATTCCGTTTTTCTGTATGAACCTAGACAAAGCAAATTTAATTCCTGTCCTACTTGCGAACTTTCCGCTTTTAG